CGAGTACTCGAATCCAAAGGTGAGTGTGTTCTCCGCCTCACTAGAACCCGTGGTGGAACCCAAACCAAAACTGCCAAAGAAAAGGAACGTCTAAGGAGCAAATCTAAGCATGCTAAGAAAAAGAACTCTCGGTCAGGAAAACCAATTGTCGTCACTCAAGCAATGAGACAATTGATTGAAAGACAACCAAATAGAGTACCAGAACCCAAGATCAAAGTAGTGCGAAGACAAGTTCCTCCTCAGCCAGTACCACCACCCCTCCCCGTTGAAGGACATGTTGATGAAGTGCAAGTCAGACCACCTCCTGAATTGGTAGTGAACCCCAACCCACCACCCAATCCGCCTCCGAATCCTCCTCCTCAACCAAATCCTCAGCCTCCTCCTCCTCCTCCACCACCAGAACCCCAAATCCCTCCTGTTCCGAGAAATTGGGCGTTCAGACCACCGGAAAGACCCCCAGTAGGCCCTGTTAGACCTGTATTGGACATGACAATGCAGAGTTTTGAATATGAAGAACACAGCCGATTCTTGTTGTTTTTCACCCGCAGAGCAACCAAAACTGGATATCTTCCTAAGGCGGTGATCTCCCAACTTTACCCAAAAATCTGCAAAATGAACTCCGTGGAACTTATGTCCTACGAAAATTTATTGAAGAATGATGAAGTCTACCAGAGGTATAATTTGTATTATCTCAGCAGTTCTGTTTCTGAATCTGCCAACTTCAACATCATGTGCACCAATCTATGGTACAGTTTTGCAGGTAGAAAAGCCACTCAGGGATACAAATTGTCCCGTGCTAATTCCAAGTACTCTGAGTCTAGGCGTCTCCAAAGTAATAATCTTGCCAAACGTTACAATGTCACTTTGGACGGTTTGAGAACAAAGTTGGTGCTGGTCGGACTGGGCGCGTGTACTGTATTTACCCTCTGGGCAAAGAGGAAGAGCAGTCAGCGTTTCATGAACTACGAAAACTGGGGAAAGCCACCTACTCTTTGGTTTCCTCGGTTAGATTCATGCTTGAAATATGCTGGTATCCGTCACACCATGATCCCAATGTTTCCAAACTTCTCACTTGTGCTCGAAGAGGTCATTAAGTGCGTACCATTCTTTGGGTGGCGCTTTGTGTCCTTTATAGAGTATCTCATCAATGGAAACTGGAAAACTAGCAATTGGCACAGGAAAAGCATGAAGTGGTCTTACTTGACTAGAATAAAGAAACACAAGTTGGTAAATCTGCCTGAACAGGAATTGAAATTAGCCTACCGTTATTTTGTGGAAACTGGGGCAAACACCGTTTACCCCAACATCGTTGAAGAACTTGATGACTGGTCCATGCCATCTAGAAGCTTGCCCAAGACAAGTGATAACATGCCTAGACCATACGCCACCATTCAACATCCAGAACATAGACTTGATTTCAACGAACAGCAACCTTGGTACAGCTTGATGTGGGGAGTCAGCAACTTAGTCAAGAATGGGAACAGCTATGAAAACCAATATGCTTGTATCTCAGAAAGAGTGAATGCTCACAACAACACTGTCACAGATGAAGAAACTCAACAAAAATTCATCAAACTCGCAGTTCAAGTTGTCCTAGAGCATGACGACAATCCTTTGTTCTACGCCCAGCTGACAGGTAGACAAAAGGTGAACATGGAACAATCCAGGGAACAAATTGAAAATGGAACTGTACCTGAAACCGTGCAAGCATCAATCAAAGGAGACGAGTTGATCAACGGGAATGACAAGAGTGTTCCCAGATTCCTCTGCAACCTCTCTGGAGTGGACTTTTACAAGATGGGCAAAATCACATCAGAATTGACCCATTGGTTAGCCACTCATTCATGGAACTACCTAGGAGAAGGGACTTTGACTCTAGGTGGTTTGGTCTCTCACCCATACCTCACTTGTGGATCCACTTCAAATCTGTTAGATGCATTCATCAAAAGAGCACTTTCAGCAGACAAGGGGTTATGGCAGTTACTTATGGGAGATGATACCCTTCTTTTGAATCGCTACAACAACACCGTCCTTGAGAACGACTTTTCTAGATACGATAGAACCCAAAATGACTTTCTTTTGTCAGTGCCAAACTTGGTGTTACTTGCCAATGGATATGACGAATTGGTCGAGTTCAGGAAACAACAGTATCTTAAGCCTGTGGTCTTTAAAACACACAGGAAGTTGAGGAAGCCTCTGCCAAAACTGAAGACCCCATCTGGAGAAAAACCGCAGATGAGAATGACAGGGGAGGCGGCCACATGTTTGGATAATTCAATCAACAATGCATTTTCCACCCTGATAGCCATCCAAGCTGGTGGGGACATTACCCAGGAGTATGCAAAGTGTGGGCTTGTAGCAAAAGCAATCGTTACCGACACCGTTATGTATTCAACATTCC